AGAGGCTGAGATGAAAAAGCAAGAAGACCAAGCTCGAAAGGCAGAGGAGAATATAAAACAACCTGAAGTTCCAGGAGCTAAAAAAACAGCAAATCAATCAATAGAAAAATGCAAAAAACCAAGACCAAGATTTACAGAATCAGATAAATCTAATATGAAATTAAGAGAATACGTAAATTTAAAAGAAATAGCAGGTTTTAATTATTCAGACTATCTTGTTAAAATCTTAAGAAATCTAAGAACAGAAAAATTTGAAGACTTACTTGCTTTAACAGAAAGAGATTTATTAGAAGGATTATTACCTAAGAAGGATATAAATAAATTAAGAATAGTATTAAAAGACGGATTCAGAAAAAACAAAACAATTTCTCAAATAGAAAGAGAAATTAAAAATTCAATACCCCTTAAAGACAGAGTACAAATCCAAGAAGACGGAAGTAAAAAGATTACTCTATCAGCAAGTAAAAGACCAATTAATATAACAAGAACAGAAACAGTAAGACTAGCTAATTTAGGATTAAAAGATATGTATAAAGAAAATGACGTAAGTTCTTTTAGGTGGCTTACTGCTTTGGACGAAAGAACTTGTCCTATTTGTGAAGGATTAAATGGTCAAGTATTTTTAACTAAAGATGGAATGTCTGGAGTTAATATGCCTCCAGCTCACAATATGTGCAGATGCAGTATTGTAGGATTGGTCGATTAATGGAAAGGTTTATTAAGTGTGTAGGTGTAGATAATATGTATGAAAGTAAGATGTTTAAATTGTGGAGAGGAAATAGAAAGAATCCCAAGCAGGGCAAAGAGGGGATGCTATTGTAATAATGGTTGCCAAATGCAATTTAGATACAAAACTAATAAAATAAATAAATTCGAAATAACTAAAAAAGCAAGAGAGGCAAGAACTAAAAAAGCAATACAAAGATTTAAAACAAATCCAAAAATTCATATCAGTAAGAGAGGATATAAAATGATATATATTCCAACGAAAGGAACAAAAAAATATCATCATTTTATATGGGAAAAAACCCATCCTCCAGTTCAAAAGGGATTTGTATTACATCATATAAATTTTAATAAATTAGATAACAAAATGGAAAATTTAAAATTAATGAACGGCAGAGAACATAATAGTTTACATACAACAATAAGCAACGAACAAAATAAAGAGAAGTTTAGACAATACGCTTTAACTCGACAAAGAGATAAATTTGGGAGGTTTTTATCATTATGAATTCCAAAAACGAAGTAAGAGAAAATATAGTAAAAAGAATAATAGAAGTAATAAACGAATGGGATGAAGAAAAGAAAAATGGAACAAATAACAAACAACAATAGACCAATTTGCATTAAGTGTAAAAAGAACCCTGCTCTTACTTTAATGGATGGAATGTGGATATGTGGACAATGTTTACATGAATATGTTCAGTCACAAATTAAATTAAAGCAAAAATTGTTTTTAGAAGGATAATGAAAATACCTAATTGTCCAGTTTGTGGAGAACCAATGATTAATGCTATTGATACAATAACTAAAAAAATAAGTCCATATCTTTGGGAAACGACTTGTGGGCATTGTAAAAACCAGAGGTTATCAGTCGGATAATGGGAATTTTCATAGACCCAGTAACAGGCCAAAGAAGAGCTTATCAACAAATGGGAGACCTTGATGAGTTTTATTTAGGTGACCTTGAATATGACATAATAGGAGGTAGTGCAGTTAGTACGCAAGTAATGCCTATTATAAGTCCAACAAGAAATCAACAAATAAACCTAGGAAGAAGTAACGCTTTACAAGGAACAGATGCAGCGATACAAGGAGCAAAACAACCAGATATAGGAATAACTGGCGAGAATAAACAAACAACAAAAAGAGTTCAAATAACAAGAAGGGTAAAAGTATAATGGGAGTAATAAATAACATAAGTAATAAAGAATACATAATAAAAATAAGAAACGACGAAATTGATACTGACGTATTAACAGGAGAATTGAATTCCATTATAATAGATTCAAACGAGTATGTTTCTGTTACTATAACAAGTAGTCTAGGTTATTTAATCTTTCACAACGGTCAAACTAAAGGAGTTAATTATTACGCTCCTAGAGCTTTAATTCAAGGTGCTATTTCTAATTTAATGGTATATGACCAATTTAATAAATTTAAGCTAAATGAGTCTATTAACATAAGGGTTTCAGGCCCAGCAAACGAAGATACTACGATAATCCTTAGAATAGACTAAATACTTGAATATATATAAAAAATATCAATTCTTATAAATAATAAATAGGTAGTTTAATCATGAAAGAAGGATTATTTTTTGAGTACTTTGTACCAATCGAGTCTAGCGCAGAGATAGATGGAGAGTTTACTATAAACGGGATAGCTATAAATGAAACGACTACTTCAAACGGACATAAATTCATAGCAGACGAATTAAGTAAAGCTGCTAATACTTTAATTGGAGTACCTCTACTTAAAGACCATTCTAATTTAGTAGATTCAATAGTAGGAAAGGTTAATTCAGCACATTGGGACGAGTCTCTTAGAAACATTCCATTTAAAGCGACAATCAAAGACCAAAAAATAAGACAATTAATTAACGACGGATTACTTAGTACTGTTTCTGTAGGAGCTCACGTAGACCCAAAAGATATAGAAGAAATAGACGGAGAAATAATCCCTCATAATATTCAATTCAAAGAACTAAGTGTAGTAGCAGTTCCGGCTGACGGTAGAGCAACATTTACCAGAGCCTTTAATGAAGCCTACAAATCATATTCATCTAAAGATGACAAAAGTACTGAAAGGGGGGATAATATGACAGAAGAAGAAGAGACTAAGACTGAGGAAGTTCCAGAAACTAAAGAAGAGCCAGAAGAGGTTAAGGAGCCAGAAGTTGGTGACGAGGAAAAAAAGGTAGACGAGAAAATTGCTAAATTAAGAATTAAAGCTAAGAAAAAACAATTAGCACTTATGGAAGCTGATGCTGACGAGGTAAAGCCAGAAGAAGTAAAACCAGAACCAAAGCCAGAACCAAAAGAAGAAGGGGAAGAAGAGGAAGAGGAAGAAGAATCAGAAAAAGTCGAAGAAAAAGGAGATTATGTTTTTAACCAAGGATATAATTCTATTGGAATTCAAAGAAAGTCATACACATACAACTAATGGCAACCACAGACGTTTTAACTAACCCATTGGGGGCAACTGTTGTAATGGACGGAGGTAATCCAAGAACATTTACTGGAGTTGCAAAAGAAATACTTTCAGGCGGACAGCTTGTAGTTATTTCAGGAGCAACAGGAGAAGTAGGTTCAGGGATTGTAGACTTCCAGGACGGAGATATAGACCTTATTGGAGCTATTGATTCTTGTCTTTGTAATGGTATCGCTTTAAACAACGGAAGTAATGGAGATTTAATCACAGTAGCAACAAGAGGAGCTTATCTTATTCGAGCAGGAGAAATCGTTTCAGGCGGAGCAACAGTTGGACATAACGAATCTGGTATGGTAGAGAATCTAAAAAGCTTAGGTTCTGTAACAGTAGGAACACTAGAATACACACCAATCGGACGAGCTATGAGTACTTGTACATCTGGAACAGTTGGATACTACGCTCTCATTTATCTAAATGTATAATGGCATTAACTAAGATAAACGAGTATATAACAAGAGCTGACGGAACACCAGGACAGGAACTAATTCCACAGTTGATTTTACCTACTATAATAGAAGAGGCAGAAAAACATCTAATTCCAAGAGAAATGGCAGCATTTGTAATTGGCCCATCTGAGTTTAAAGGAAGTACTATGTACAAAAACTTAGAGACTCCAAATACTATGGATGTTCGACAAGTTGGAGAAGGTGCAGAAGTAATACTAGATAATATTGAATTTGAGAATGTTAGTTTTACTCCAGTTAAGTATGGAGTAGCTATTCGAATCACTAGAGAAATGATTGAGGATTCTCAATTTGATGTAAAGAGTCCAAATATTCGAACAGCAGGAAAAAGATTTGCAGAGAACGAAACTAATTTGGTTCTAGCACAGCTTGATAACGCTAATGCAACCACAGGAGGTGGAGCAGCAGTTACTATAGCTAACATTGCAGAATCTATTTACGACGTACGAGCGCAAGACTATACACCAACGGATTATTTACTAGGAGAAGAGCAGTATTCAGATTTAATGAATATAGACACCTTCGTAGAAGCAGACAAAGCAGGTAATACTAGCTTAATGCAGACAGGAAGAATTGCAGGTTACATTTTTGGTCTTAACGTAAGCACATTTAGTGCAAACGCAGGAGGAAATGCAGTAGCTACAAGTGGATATATCTTTGATAGAACACAAGCTTATGCAATCGCAATAGCAAGGGACATTACAATGGAGAGTTTAACATTACCTACATTTGATATGGAGGGAGCAGTTTTAACTCAAAGGATAGATGTTCAATACTTGCGAACAAAAGCAATCTCTAAGATTACAACAACTTAAGTAAATTAAATTTTACTAAACCACGCAGTTTCGAGAAATCTGCTGAAAACAAAAACCTCAGCCGTAAGGCATTAAGTAGAAGGGAGGATAAAACATGACAATAGTAACAGACAACATAAAAAACGGAGCAATAGATGGAATGGGAAGAGGAGCAACTGGAAGTGGAACTGGTATAGGTGGACTTATAATAGTTAACGCTACTCCAGATGA